ATTGCAGGAGAGTTTACTAAGCTAATAGCATCAATAGCTAGTTCTTGACTATCATCTGCTATTACTAGTTCTACTATTTTAGTTGGTGTCATATTTTAAAAGTCATTTATTTTTCTTTCTGCATCTTTTATTGCATCATCTAAATCATTTAATCCTTTTTGTAACTGCTTAACATCAGCAGGAACATCTATGCCTAATTCTTTAATATCTGCTAAAAATTCATCTAGCAAACCTTCTCCTTCAGTATAAGCATCATTCATATCAAATCTAACAATGTCTTTTGCTTTAATAAATTGTGTAAATGCTTCATCTAATGCTTCTTCTACAAAATCAACTAAACCTAAACCTCTACTGACCGCATCTTCAATGTCATCAATTTTAGATAGTTTTACTTTATAAGCTTTACTTAGTTTAAATTCTTCTGTATTTTTAAATTCTTTTAATTCTTTTTCGTATTCTTCATACGACTTCTTTCCTAGTGGTGTTGGTCTCATTTTATTATAATGTTTAGGATTAGCTTTTTCACAGGCTTCTTTTGAGTCGTATTTACACTCTCCAGTTTCTCCCCATTTGTATTTTCCATCTTTACACTTAGTACACGGCATATTATATAATAGATTTAATTAGTATTTATTTGATTTTTAAATTGTAGCTCTTCTTCTAATATTGGCTAACTGGTTTTGACTATTAGTCATTTCATCAGTTACTACATAAGCTCTCATAGCTTCAGGCGCTTGACCTCCACTTAATTGAAACGCTCCTGACATCATTTGAGGTGCAGGAGGTTGAGCAATAGCACCTGCTCCAGATGACCCACCGCTACTACCTGACACTGGCGTCTCATATATTTTTTTTAGATTAGCTAATCCTGCTGCAATTATAGCTGCACCTGAAACAAAACCTGCAACACCCCCCTGAGCAAACGCTTTGTTAGCACCCGCATAAGTGTCAATTAATGCTCCCGCTGCTGCTAATTCTTTATTCTCCCCTGCTAACCCGCTTAATGCTCCTGCTAGACTTGAAAATGCTTCTAATTGAGCATCTGCATTTTCTTGTGCAACTGCTTGTTGCTCCTTTTGTAAAGCTATGTTGTTTGTTAACTGTTCTGATTCAAAACCTGTTATTTGGGCTAACACTCCTTTCTTTTCATTTAACGCTTCTTGTAACTTAATTTGATTTTCTAAGTTGTTATTCTTATTTACATCTGCCTGAGCTGCAGCAATTTGAATATCTACCAACTTGAGCATTTCTTTTTCTTGTTCTTTAAGAACTTCCCCTAGCTTATTATTTGCTGCTATTCTTTCTTCAAAAGTCTTACTTTCATCATCTCTTACCTGTCTTAGTTTTTCAGCTTGTCTATCATACTCTTCAATTAATCCTTGAACCTGAACTGCTGCTAATTCGCTTTGGTTCCTTAATTCCACTATTGCCTTTGCTCCTTTGAGTGTTTCTGTTGTATAGGCTTTAATTGCTCCTGCTGCTTTTGTTACAGTAGTGGTAATTTTATCTACACTATTATCGACACCTGTCCAAACATCCACCATTTCTTTCCCTGCATTAATTGCTTCATCTTTAGCTTCTGCAAACTCTCCTTTGAACAAATGTCCTATTGCTTTAGCTAAATGCCCTAAAGTATCTAATACACTATTAAATCTTTCTATCAGGTTATCTTTAATAGCAGTTCCAAAATCTATTAGACTTTGTTTAGGGTCTTCAAATATTGACTTAAAATAGTTTACAACAGTTCCTATATTATCATCTAAAAAATTAAACAAATCATTAAATGCTATACTTAAAGCTTCCATTCCTGTGTTAAAAAAATCTAATACTTTTTGATTCTTACTAAACACCTCCATAAGTTTAGCAAATAAAGCTACTACAAGTCCTATCCCTGCTGCTTTAAGAGCTGTACCCATACCTTTAATAGCAGTTCCTACACCTTTAAATCCTCCTGATGCTTTTTCGGTTGCTTTGTCTAATTTTTCTACATCTTTAGTAACATCTCCTGTGTTACTTTTGATTTCCATTTCTAAAACTTCTTTTTCCATATCTTTTTATGTTAAGTCTACACTTGTTCTTATTTCGGTTATTCTAATAGTTGATACCCATTCTATCTCCATATTAGCCGCTCCTGTTATTTGTTGCTTAAAGTCTGATCCTGACACTTGACTTTCAAAGTCCCAACCTGTTGTAGTTCCGCTTTCATAAGTAAATGGAACATCTCTATTTATACTTAAAGTAGTCCTTGCATTTTTAACAACCCCATTTTCAACCCAAGACTTATAATCTCCAGAATGTCCTGCTGCTGTGCCGCCCACCCTTACTGCTACTGTTTCACTTTGAAAAAAGAAAATACTATTGCCAATTGCAGCAGATGGCTGGAAATAACTATCAGTTACATTGTTCAAGTAAGCAAAAGTTGCTACACCATCTTCAGTAGTTCCGCCATATATAAATGTTGTATATTGTCTTTTGCCTAACATATCTGTACTGTTATTACCTCCTAATACTATTGAATTGTTAGCTGTTGAATTCCCTAAGTTTCCATAGACAAAAGTATTATTAACCCCATTAGATATTTCGTTATTACTTCCTATTATAATGTTGTTTCTTGACAACCCTTTAACAGTATTGCTTTCGCCCATTATATAGGTATTATTAGTACCTGTTTCAGTCTTATTACCTACACCTTGAATGTTATTATTTTCGTTACCTATATTTCTTTCTAAGTTTGTGCTATATGTAAAAGCTGTACAAGTGCCTGATGCTTTATCATAAGTATAGCCATACGCTTCGCATTGTTGTTGGTTAGGTGTTACATCATTAGTGCCATCAGTAAATGTTACCACTCCTAAAGCATTAACTGAAGCGGGTTTTATTGAATATCCGTTTAAATAAGGTGTCGCCATTATGGTATAAGTATGAATTCTACTGTTGCTAAATCGTTTGGCTTGTAGTCTATCTTGTTTACTCTAAACTCTCTATTCTTAATAAAGACTGTATCATAGAACTTGAATGTATTAATATCTCCTGCTGATAAGTTTACTTTAAGGGTCATTGTTCTTGTATCAGGATTGTACAGCTCATTAAAATAAGGCAGCCAGTAAGTGTTAAATAAATTGTTAGTTGTTGGATTTCCTATTGGTTGTATAAGCTGACAAATACCAAAATGAAAATCAGTAGTTGCTGCTGTGGTTGGTATATCTGTCAAATGACTAAATTGTAAAAATTCATCTTCTGTTGAATCTCCACATGGGGTTGGTTGGTTTTGACATGGCACAAAATAAGTGCAACTTGTTAAAGTTTCAACCCCGTTATTATACATTATTCTAGGGCTGTTGTCAAACCCTTCAGAAGTTCCATCATCTGCATTGTAAGAGTAAATACTTGGAACTATAAAGTCAGAGAACTGGGGGTCTAAAGGCTTCGGAACTGTTGCTGCAAATGGCTCTGCTATTATTTCTTCTTCTCCTGCTAATATTGTTGGTAAGTTATTAGAGCTTGTACTAGCATCAAAAATTTTACTTCCGTATAAATGATTTTGCACTTGTGATTTGTAAAAATTAAAAGCCCAGTCATCATCATCTTCTACAAATTTAAAGATAGTTTTTTTATTTAATTCTGTTAATGGTGTTAGTTTAATTTCTTCAATGTCTATTTTATCTGTCCAGTCTAATTGTGTTGAATCTGAATTTTCTAAAAATATATCATTATAAGGCTCTATGATAATGTTATTAGGGTTGTCTTTATCAGGTATAGATACCAAGTTAAACATTGTCATAATTCCTTTTAAAAAATCCCATTGTCCTAGTTCACCTCTTAGCGAATTTAAAGTAGCTGAAGTTAATGAGATTGTAGATACTACAAAAGATGCTGTACTAATGTCAGAAGAATAAATACCCTGATGTTGTCTGATAGTTGATGGTGCTTTAAATTGAACTGACAAAGTATCTCCTAAATTTAAGGTTATGTCTAAACTGCCATCATAAAAATCAGAAGAAAAAGAGCCAACTGTCCAAGAGTCAAAATTATATGGAACAGCAGTTCCCCCTGATGGGGTGTGCAACCATCTATACTCCACATAAGTTGGAGTTGTTATTTGATTTTTTATGACAAAATTATAATCTATAACATATCTTTCATTGTTAGTTGTTGCTGTAATAATATAAGTGGAGGTGTTATAATTAGGTGGAACACTTGATCCTGATTGCCCTCCTGTTACTCCGTATGGAATCAATCTCAGCTCTTTAAAAAGACCATTTCCATCATTTGAACCTGCTGAAGCATCATATTTCCATGTCCCATAATATTCATTTTCAGGAGTAGGTGTAGTATTACCCCCCCAATTGAAGTCCATATATAACTTTCCAAAATCAGCAGTATCAAAGAATGTGCTAGTAAAAGAAAATGGTGTTGCAGCAAATATGTTTTGTATTATATATTTAATAGATATAAAAGGCCTAAAAGCACTTTCTAAATTAGGCAATACAGGAAAATTAGTAGTTGGGTCATAAGAAAAAGAATGATTCCAATCTACAAATGGGTATCTTAAAACATCAGTAGTTGAAGCACCTGCTGTTCCTGCAAAAGTTCCAACAGGCAAAGGGCTGCTTAAAGCTAAAATGCCTTGCCAACTATTTCTAATTTCTGTATAATTATAAGTATGTTCTAATTCTGAGAATACTGAGCTTAAATCATTGAAAGTCCTATCTTCTAATAGGTCTGCTAAAGCAATAGCTTCAGAATACAGATTAACATTGTAGCTTGTTTCTCCCTGTTTTTCTTGTATGTCTATTAGCCTAAGATAGCCCTGAAATAATATGAATCCATCTTGCTTTAATTCGCATTGTGTTCTCACATAAGGATTAAACGCTAGTCCGCTAGTATCTCTTGTTACTTCAAATATATTATCAAATATTTGATTGTTTCTTTTTGTTGCAGGTAAGTTAAATGCCTTAGAGTATGACTGTACTTGCTCTGCTACATTTTTAAAATCATCTACACTTAAAGTCAGAGGTATATCTTCATCTTCATAAAGGTCACAAATAACTTGCCCTGTGCCAGTTATAGCTGCTTGTCTAACTGATATAGATGACATAATACTAATTGAAGAAGAATAAATAACTATTGTATTTGTAGTTGATGTTGCTGTAAATTCAAAGCTGTTAGTTCCTGCTGTTGTAACTGGAATAACACTTTGTTGAACAGTTCCTGAATACAAAAAGAAGTATAAATTGGCAAAAGAAGCTTCTATTTCAACATGATATAATTGACCTACAACTAGATTTGACAATTTTTGCATTATTCCCTGTGTATTAACAAACGAAACATCTCCACTTGTTTCAGTAGGGGGAGTTACACTAGGACCAAATCTATACCAAGTATTCACAATCATAGTGGCATTTAAAGCATTTATTGCATTTTGATAAGTTGGAAAAGATAAAGATAGAGAACTAGCTGAAGTGTTTATAGTGCTAAAGTTGATGCCATCAATAACATGCTCCGTTCCTACTCCTGATAAGGAATTTAAGCCTTCATAACTCTGAGGATATAATATTAGTTGTACACTCATTAGATAGATTGTGTTCTTAGTGTTTTACTTTTCTCTATTTCAAAAGTGTACTGCATAAGTCTATCATTAGCAACTGTCTTTCTTGTAAAGCTAGAGGTTGTAAGTCTTACTGGTGTTACATAATTATTTAAAGAAGAAAATGCGTTGTCAGTTTGATAGCCATCTAATTGATAAACTTCAGGGCTATTAATTAGTTCTTCAAACATAACATTGTCATCTTCAGAAACAAAATTAGTGTTCATTGTAATCTTTTCAGTAGCATTCATTCTAAATGACTTCTTGCCACCTTTGTAACTATCAGGTCTATAAACACTTTCATTCCAAGTACCTTCTAGTTGCTGATAAGTTGTGCCTTGTGTTGATATGCTTCTTGCTGACTTCTTTGTGAAAGTGTAATAATCCCAAGCACCGAATTGATTAAGCCAACATAGTCTTATACTTTCAAAGTTTTTAGTATCAGGGCAATTAATATTAATTCTAAAAGGTTCTATTGTTGCAGTTAATCCACTATCAACAGCACTAATTAAAATATGACCACCCTCTAATAAAGCAGCAGATGGTATGTTTGATGATGCTGCATAATTCTGTAAATTACCAGGAAAGCATCCTAAAAATAAAATCATCTTACCAGATTTTACACTCCAGCTATTATAAGCTCCTGTCACACTTTCTTTTGGAATGGTTACGGTGCTAATTAATGCCCCATTTGAACCATAGTAATTAATAATAAAACTATGCACCAGAGTTGATGTAGCAGAACTAGGTTGTAAAAAAGCCACTGTTCCGTAATCATTATAATTTGCATATTGCACCATTGGAGCATTAGTTAAAAATCTTCTTGAACTATCAGCAGGAGTAAGACCTAAAGTAGCAAATCCAAAATCATTTTGAAACTCATTTATTATGTCTGTATATTTTACATAACCATTGAAAATAGTATATCCTGCTGAATTTACATCCGTTCCATCTTGCCTAGCCACTACATTAGGATCAGACACCCCATTGTGAGTAGCCCCTAGATATTCTACATAAAATTTAAGCACCATAAATTTAACACAATTTGTAGACCTTGAAAATTTATCTACTAGATGAAGAGGATAGGTATTCTCGTTTACATAAGTGCTTTTGTATTGAGGTCCTGTAATTCCTGTATTGTCTGTGCTTGTTCTATTGTCTGCTTTAACATAATTTTCAATTACATTTCTTAAATCAAACATACCTACTCCTGCGTTGTTTGGTGTAGTTTTAAATGTGCCTTTTAAATGAGTGTTAGTGGCAGGATTAGGCATTGTAGTACCTATATGAACCTCAACACAAAACTTAACCTTAGTTTCATTTGCTACTGCTAATTGGTTAGATGCTACAAATATTATATCCTGCCCTACTGGCAAAATAGTGTATAATGGTTTTTGTTCTATTACTGTTACTGCTGCCATGTTATTTTGTTTTTGTAAATGTTGTTATATATAACTGCACATCTTTTTTAAATTCTTTTAAAATGTTTTTGCCAAGATCTTTATAAGCATTCCCTAAAGGTTTTTGAAAGAAGCTTAAACTTGGGATTCCTTTCTTCTTTATACTTCTTGCAATTAAAAAAGATAAAGACTTGTGAGTTATAAACCTTCCCTTTTTATCTCTACCTTTTAACCCTTTTCTTTTAATCCACTTTTCAATTATTCCTGATGGTGGTTGTTTTGCTTTGTAACTATAAGGGCTTGATTCATTTTTGCCTTTGTAGTTTAAAAAACTTCTTTTCTTTTTGTTGCCTGATACACCTTTGTCTAAAAAAGTACCATAGTCTGCCATGTAAAATTTAACACTATAACCATTAGCATCCGTACTTACAACTGCCCTTATAGAGTCACCTAAAGCCGTATTACCTTTATCTGATTTTAATATACCTTTAGATTCTTTTACAACTTGCGATGCAAAACTGTTTAAATAATTTTCTAGGCTTTGAGTGTTCATTAAACAAGCCCTACAAATAATTCTACCTGAGTATCTGCTGTTTTAGGTTTTACTTGTAAAGATGCTAAGTCCTCTAAAGTTCCAAATGCAGGAGATGTATCTGTCTCTCCAATAGCTACTTCTTCTCCTATACTTAGGATGTGAGAGTTCCCTCCAGTTAATGTTACTTGATAATTTGTTGCTGTTGTTACTATTGCTAACTCTATACTATTAGTAGTATCTAAATTTGTAACTCTAACATATCTTACATTCTCAACATCTATTGCACCTGCTGATGTGTGAGGAGTTGTTGCAAAGGTTGCTATTGTAGTTACATTCCCATTAATACAAGTTACTATTCTTTCCATTACATTGTTTATACCCGTAGTGGTTACTGAGTTACTTGAACCTCTAACTGCTCCATTTAAAGTTACTGATTCACTTATTGTTGTTACTAAATCTGCCATGTTTATAATTTTATTGTTATTTTAAAAAATCCTATTTCTATTGTATATCTTCCTATCTTAAATTTCATTAGTACCCTGCTCCTGCATCTGTTACAGGTATTTCACAAGTATCAAAGTCATTCATTACTCTAACTCCTATTGTAAATGTCCAACCGCATAAAAGATTGTCAAATCTTTCTTGGAATGGCTCTATTGTAAATTGGTCTTGTGTAAAGTATAGCGGCTCGTTTATATCATTTACTCCTGCTTGTGATTGTCTTGAGCTGTGTCTTAACATACCTATAAAATCAGTACATATTTCTAAAGTCTGATTCCATACTTGCTGTTCGTTGTTCTTAGGGTCTAATAGTTTAGTTAATTGTTTGGCTTGATATGTTTGCCAATTATCCTTTTCAGATACTAAGTCGCAAATGAAAATCTGAAATGAGTAGACAAGTTCTGAATCTCCTGTTGTTACTGATGTTGGATTAATATGTAGTAGTGGCATCTTCTCCATCTTTTCAAGATTGATGTCGTAAATATCTCCTACTGATACTGTTGAGATTTGCTCATGATACTCCCCAAGCCTACAAAGAGTATCTATTACATTGTTATAAGTCTTATTGCTTACTGCCATGTTTTACTTTGTTTTGTGATTCTAAATCTGTTTCATAACTTAACCAAGTAAATGCTTCTAATAAGTTAAGCTTAGTTATTTGTTCTAGCTTTGAAATATCTGCATTACACAATCTATAAAATATTCCAAAGTACCCCCACTTCTCTGCAAAAGATTCTGATGCTATTGCATCTTCATTTCCTTCAGCTGATCCATCAAATATAATGGCAAAGTCAGCGACAATTCTCTCCCTAAATGATAAAAAAAAACCAGCGCTGATTGCACTTGCTCTGCTGACATCTTCTTCATCTCCTCCGCCCTTATGCTTATGTTACCATCATAAGCTTCTATTGTATAGACCTCATTATTCTCTTCAACTATTGGTCTATATAAAATAGCCATTACTTCAGGCATATTCTTTTCAATGTTATTCTTAATCATTGTCTCTAAGTCGGCGTACTCTCCTAATGTTATTTCATCTAAATTAGGATGGAACCCATACCTTTTGCCGTTTAATTCAATTACTCTTTTTAAAGAACTGTCTTGTTTTGCTTGAAGCTCAGACAACTTGCCCATTATAACTGCAACATCTTTTAATTCCAACTGCTTAATTAAGTCTTTTGGAATATTAGATAAAGCTGCTATTGTTTCTTCTGCTTCTTTACTCTTTGTACCATTATGAAAGTCAATTAGTTTCAGCCACTTCTCTAGTGTTACATCTTCCCACTTACTAATTAACTTAAACTCCTTTGTCTTGCCCTTCTTCTTAATCTTAACCTTCATACATTATATAATAGAAAAAGTTGATATTTAGTTTACTGTTTAATATTTTTTTATATATTTGCTTAGTTTTTTGGTTTCAGTTAGTTGTTAAGCCCCTCGCTACCTTTCTATTATCTTGTCGTAATACTTTAAGCGGGGGGTTTTTTATTGCACAAAATACCTACCTGCATTTGGATTGTCTAAATGATATATAACATTATAACGGATTCCATCAATAGCATGGTTATATGAATCTACATATAGCTTAGATGATTTGTCGCTGTATATATAATTGTTCAGCTCTTTAGCTATGTTAGTTGATTCAGGAGTTATTACCAACTCAAAGTCTTGCATCCTAGTTATGCCACTTTCAATAGTTCCTTTCTTGACTGGTTTAATGTTTACCCCTAAATGCTTTAAGTCTGCTATTAGTCTTGGTTCTGCTGAATCCGCAATAATCAGTTTATCTCCAACCTTATCTAACACTATCTGAGCAAGTTCCTGTGATTTTAAACCATTCTTATATATATGCTCTTTAAGATATATCTTTTGCTTACGCTTATCTATTGCCACCTCAGTAAGACTGTCAGGATCAACACTAAAGCCAAAGTCCATTCCGCAAGAAGTCTGTAAGCCATCAGGATTAAATTCTCCTATACTCCAATTGTCAAACACTACACCATCTGCTCTATCTAACCACCCCCCTAAGATTTTATGCTGATACTTTTTAAAGTTCCTATGCTTTATAGTCTTAATACGCTCTAGGAAGCTCGTAGACAGGTTTTCTTTATTGTCTAGGTATGTACTATGTATATAGCATACATTATCTCTAACGCCATTAAAGCCAGATTCAACGCCTTTGTCCTCAAAAAACCTTTTGTATATCCAATGCTCTTTAGTTACTGGATTTAATATAAGTATGATTCTGTTCTGTATATTCTTTTCTCTAATACTAAGGTCAATAGTGTCAAATATATCTTCATCAATAAGCTCTTCTGCTTCATCTAATACCCAACAACTTATGCCTTGTAATGACTTTAGACTTGCAGTCTGGTTTCCTGCTGAAGTCTTGATCCCTCTAAATAGTATATCTGATTGATTGCCTAAGTTTACAACCTCAGCTTTATTTACACTAAAGATGTTTTCAAATCCTAACAGCCCTATCTTTTCTAAGAACTCAGGGATGATTGATAAGTGAGCTGACACCATTGTAAATCTTGTAAACAATACCCTGATACCTTCAGCCATTGTAAGCAAAGTTAAAAAGACCGTAACTGCAAAAGACTTACCACTTCCCCTTCCGCCTGTTATTATAAAATAACGAGCATCAGAATTAAAAAGAGGATTGTATTTCTTATTCAGATTCAGTTTCTACAAAGTTTATTAGTGGCATATTAATGCTTTCATCATTTGAAGTAACATCTACCCTTTGCTGAGGTCTACCATAAAAGTATTCAAAGAATAACTTAACTGCCCATTGTTCTTTTTTCTCTAATCCTTTTTGTAAAGACTCTAAAGCTATTGCGTTCATTGGTGTTAGATTCTCTATTAGCTTCTGTTCTTCTGCTTTTGCCTTGCGCCCTGCTCCTGCTCGTTTGCCTCCGTGTGTATTCATTTTGAAATATTTTGATTAATCAAGTCTATATTATATAATAGAAACTACTTGAATTCATTTGGCAGCATTAATCTTACACCTAGCTCTGTTAAAGCCCATATCCTTATTTGGTCTGCATATATTTCAAAATCTTTACTATTCATTCTAGCTGTACTGTTTACTGTTTGCAGTCCTATCTGTTTATCGTTTATATCTATACTTTGCCATTCACTGGCAAACTTTACTTTAAGTGTGTCATGCATCTCATCAGGGAAATATCCTAGCTCATTTGCTAATGGTTGTACTATACACGCCCAGTAATAGTTGTTTTGCATATTGCTTCTGTTGTTTCTTTGCTTTTTTACTTTAACTATATAATCTGTTTCAAGTTCTTTTAGATAATTAAAAAGAGTTTGCTTGTCTTGACTGGTATTAATCACGAAGTTCATAGTATAGTTTTCTGTTCTTAATATACATCATGTTTTTGGGTGCTTCTAACAGCTCTATTCCTTGTAAGTTGTATATCTTGTTCTCTATTGGCTTTCTTATTTCATTTACATAAGCAATATTGTAAGGGCATATAGTATCTTGCTTAACTGCTGTGCATAATAATATGTGAGTTGTTGAATCATAAAAGTTAGTAGTCAAAGTTGCTATGTGTATTCCTTGACTATAAGTGTGTTCTATTGTTTGGTATGCTAAAGCTAGTGGATTGTGTATTCCAATAAATGTAGTATCTGATCCATCTCCAAAGTCTATGTGGTGTTCTGTATAATAGTGACTTTGATTAATAGAGCTATAAGGTGCTATAAAAGTCTTTCCGCCACCCGCAGTACATATCCAATCTGTCAGGCATAATAGTAATAGTAATGTTTTCATTAATCAAATGATTCGTTAATACCCCGCTCTCCTACAAGCTTTTCTTTAGCACCTGCCCATAGTTTATCATGTCTTTTCTCTTTACTTAAAGACTCTTCTGTTCTTTTAAGGCTTGGCATTCCTTCTTCTGGTTCGCTTTCCATATATAGACCGCAATCACAAAGAGCTTGAATGCAAACCCACTTCCCATCTCTAAGACCAATAGTCTGCTTTCTTATTTCCTTCTCCTTGCCACATTTACATTTGTATAAACTCATTTTGCTAATCCTCCTGTTATAGTTTCACTCTTTTGATATAGCTTATCTAACTCAAACTGTAAATGATTTATTGCTTTCTGTATATCTTGTTCGGCAGGGTTGCCCTCTTTCTTTCCTGCTCTTAATAGATATGTAACAGCAGTTCCGCAATTATAGCTTAAATCAAAATCAGCTACTACATTCTTTGCTGTATATCCATGCAGCTTTCCTAAATAATAACTAGGTTCAGGATTCTTTTTGTAATCTTTTTTCTTTGTCATTTTCTAAAATTTTTATTAATCCATCTTGGGTATTTAATATTCTAGGTCTTTTAAACTTACGATATTCTTCAGGGTTGAATATTAGCTTGACCTCTCTTACTAATTCATTGTCATCATATTTAACTATCCATCTGCTTTGATAGTGATACTTGTTTCTCTTTAAGTGTGATAAGTAACTCATTCGCTGTATTTTTTATATAGTTTTTTTATTGCATCAAAGCAAGTTGATATACATGATCCGCAATTTGTAGTAGGAGAATAATTAGTCATGTGTATTGTGTTGTAGGTTTCTATCATTCTTTTTTTAGCTTGAACATCTTTTGCTCTACCTGCCTTTAAGTCTTTCCACATATCTAATATTTCATCTATTATCTCTTGCGGCAAGTCATCAGGCGTTTGTACTTCGGTTGTTTTATCCCAATACTTCTGAGGGCAAGCCATTGGTGCTAGTCTTGCTTTTACTTTCATAAAACACAAACACCGCTTACAAGTTCCTGTTGGCTTGAAATAGTAAACACATTCTTTACATATTGCTATCCTATCTTCATAGACTTCATCAGGAACAAAAAACTTATTAATAGTTCCTCCTGTCATCTGGGTGTTTAAAACCAAACTGCATTACAAAACTGTTGTTTTTTATTGGGTCATACATCTTCATTTAATTTCTTTTTAATTATTGTTCTTACTTTATCTATGGTTGTGAAAAGACTATTGCGGCTTATCTTAGTCTTGGCCGCGAGTGAATCGAGTGTCTCACCGCTATAATATAATTTAAATAATTCTCTGTCGTACCAACTTTCTAGCTTGTCTAACTCTTTATCTATCAACTCTAACTTCATTAGCTTATGATTGTCTACTTCTTCATTTGGAATATTTGAAATATCTTTATAATTAAAACCATCAGGAATAAAATAATCAGTAAGGTGAGTTGTATTAGAACTATAAATAGAGCCATCAATATGTGTGTAATACTTTTCATACTTATAATAGAAGCTACTCCTTGTGCTTGTTAATGCTCTTCTTAGTGCTACTGCTCCATATCTTGTTATTCCATCTATTCCATCTTTTTCATAAATACTCCTAAGCGTTTCAGGATTCATCTGCATGAAATATAACATCAACTCCTGCACCGCTTCATTTATTTTATTTTCATCTGTTGTTAATCCATAAGCCATTGTCCTGAATTTATCTGTCAGCTTAGATATTTCAATATAGATCTCAGTCATTCTTTGGCTCTATTTTATCTAACCTATCAATTACTTCTTGAAGCATCTGGTCTAGTACGACCTTATAAGCTCTTACTACTGCTGAATTAGTTTTAGTTTCTATACCTGCAAAAAAACCATTAGTTGCAACAGATACATTTATAGGTATAATAGTTATCCAATCATAGAAGTTTCCATTTTCTCTTACTCCTTGACCATAGCCATTTGAGTATTCTATTATCACATCTATAACTTCTAAGTAGTTTCTGTATCTTGCTTGGGTTGTTACCTCTTGAACGAATTGCTTACACATCATAACATAAACATCTACAATTGATTTGTGCTCTTCACTTGAATAGATTGGTTTGTGCATACGCCAAAGTTATAAAAAAAGTTACTCTATTCCCTTCTCTTTTTTTAAGTTTTTAACAGCCTCTTTGTAATAAGTTATCTTTTCTTCATAATCTACTCTAGAAAGTTTTATAGTATTCCTAGCTTTAAATTGTAATTCTTCTGCAGTTCCTTCTCCATATTTTGCATTTAAATTAATAGCAAATTTATACTGTTCTCCCTGCTTAAACATATTACAACCTACACATTGAGGTTGGCAATTTGTCTGGCAAAATCGTGTTGCTAAATGGCTGCGGCTTTGAAAGTGTCCGTTTTGCATTCCTGATTTGTAATGCTTAAATCTGTTGCAAGTGAAACATTGTACAAGTCCTAATTCATCAGCATCTCTAAGCCTAATGTAAAGACTAAACCACTTGTCAAGTTCTTTCTTAAGTTTGCTTACTGTCTTTTTCATAATCCACAATGACCGCTATCGCACCCATCACCAGCCTCAAAATCATCATCAAATAATTGAAGCTGAGTAAAAGCATTTTTTATTTCTTCATAAGTCATTCCTGTTTTCCATCTTGCACTATTGCTATCATAAGAATTTTTCTCTTGTTGAACAAACCAATCATATTGCTTTTCTGCTTTACTACTTATATGTTTTAAAAAAAGAGGGTTTCTGTGAAAACACCCTACACAATTATTTGCGTAAGCAAATCTAACTTTTTTATCTTTCCAAAATTCTTCTATATTATCTTTATAGATATTATCTTTTATTAAAGGAAACTCAGGTATTCTATAGGGTATTGTTTCCCAATGATTAGTTCCATTTTTGTTTTTAGAAAAAGTGGCTTTTTGATATTGCACTCCATCATCTTCACATCTTTCTAATAAACTTTTAGCTCTTCTTTGTTCGTTAGCTCTATAACCAATTCTCATTTTGCATACCTCTTTATTTAATGTTTTTGCCCACCAATAAAAAATAGGCATTATTTTCATCTCTATTGTACAAAACCTTTGTGTTTTATTTGGCAAATAAACCTTATCTCCTCTTTTAATAACATTATCAAAAGTCTCCCCACTTATCCAATGAATTTTTTGTCCTATCATTTGTTCTAAATCAAGCATTGTGTAAATAATAGTGTCCATTTCTAAAGTGCCAATAAACTCTTTTCCTATTTTATCACTTACTTCTTGTCTTATTTTCTTATCAGGAAACATGCAATTTTTATCATCAGTTCTAACTAAAGCAAATACATTATAGTCAGCAGGATAATTAACTGCTATATAACTTGAAGTTTTACCGCCACTCAGACTATTAACTGACTTCATATCCTAAATCTTTTTTCCATTGATCTTGTATAATGCCTTTCCTAGCTCTATATGCCTTCCCTCTTAGATTGGGACATTCTTCTTGGAGCTTTCTTCTCATTCTTTCTATTGTCTTAATGTTAGTCAGTTTGTTATTAGCAAACATCTGCATGAACTCTAAGCCATTTATTTTGTTAGGGTCAATATTCTTTTGCTTTAATTCACGCCACCAATAAGCAGCAATTAGTAAGTTATCACTATCTCTTAAATGCGGCTTAATTGTCAGCAGCTCTTTTACAGTTTCTTTTGTTTTCATAATGATAATAGTATTTCTTTACATAATTCATAAGGAATTTTACTTCTTTCATAATTTCCTTTTATACCCTGCGTTCCTGTTTGACTACCTCTTGGTGCTGAAACATGACATGGGTCACCATTTTTACATATTGTTTTTGGTTTCCAACCATCAGAAAATAATGGATTGTGTAAATGATTTGTCCAAATATCAGTTGGTTTCATTCTTGTGTCCCCATACTGACAATAGGTAATAGTTGTTCTAGGAAAGTATCTCATAAAATCTAACTTTCTTAATTTTCCTCGTGGATTTTCTATAAAAAAATAACTAGGACAAAAATGATTTATTATTTCTATTGTCTTTTTTACTATCTCACAACCTAAAACAGCTTCTTGAGTTTTTGGTGTATGATCTTGATTCCAATGGTGTCCAATACTTGCAACGCTGAAATAAGTGCATGGTGGACTTGCCCAAATAACATCAGGCTTAAAAGGTATTTTTTTTACATCAAAATCTAAAATATCAGTAACATAATCTATTCTATCAAAATCTTTTATGTCAACAGCAAAAGTTTCG